TTATGATCCCGCTTTAATCACCGCACACGCCACCCGATCACCCGAGCCACCAATCGGCTGCGAGGTATAATCATCCGGGTGCGCATGGATCACCAGCGCCGAGCCCCCATCGGCCAGCAGGGCAGGCCGCGTGCTTCCGGGTTTCAGAGAAACCAGAGTGGAATACAGCTCCACCGTCGCCTGACCGTCCGGCCCCACATACAGGTTCGGCAAGTCCCCATTATCATTCGCATTGTCATGCAGCAGCCCATGCACCACCGGCTTCACGGTATGCACATGCGCGCCCGCACTGGTAAATTTCGGGGCTTCACAACTGCCTTTTTCATGAAAATGCATCCCATGCCACCCCGGAGAGAGGTTGCGCACGCTCACCCGTAGCAGCACGCCACCAGGTGCATTCGTCACTTTCACGGTGCCGACTTCCGCGCCATCCGCGCCCACCAGCGTACCGTCCGCCGTTTCCGCCGCACTGGCCAGCGGAGAGGCCATTACGCCCAGCAGCAGTCCTGCCGCCAGCGCTTTCGTCAAACCTGTTTTCATACCGGGTATTCCTTCAATCCTGACAGTCCGCCACTCGTAACCCGCAAACACGCTCCGGGTTCCCGAACATCCGCCTGTTGTGATGCCCCGTCTACCCCTTCCGTCGCACCCCTCTGTTCCGGAGAGCCCTCCCCGTGCCACGCCCTACATTCCTCTCCCGCTGGTTCTCCCCGCGCCACACCACGCCAGACCTCTCCACTGCCGCGCCCTCACAGGCAGCACGGCAATTCCTACACGCCGTAAGCCACTCCCCGCGCCACGCCCTATCCCGCACCACATGGGACACAGACCGCACTCTCCGCCAGGAACCTCGCCTGAACGTCCCCAGTCCACAGCCAGCCCCAACACCTCCCGGCATCGGCCCGCGAGACATGGCGGAAACCCTGCGTGTGCAAAGCCTCCCCGCGCAGGCGGACGTGTTCCGGCCCTACCAGCCGCCCAAAGGCGTGCGGGGTGATGGCCGCACCCATCTGGCTATGGACAGCGCTGCATCCGCCAACCCCGGCCTGCTCGGCTGGCTGCGGCAGGCGGTGGCGGAGGGTGTCGCCTTTCCCGGTTACCCGCGCCTTGCGGAACTCTCCCAGCGTGCGGAATACCGGCATATGGTGGAGGTCATCGCCGCCGAGGCCACGCGGGAATGGATCACCTTCCGCGCCCGCGGCACGGCGGACAAAAAGCAACGCCTTGCCGACATTGAGCGCGAATTTACCCGCCTGAACGTGCGCGATGTCCTGCGCCGCATGGCGGAGTATGACGGCTATTACGGCATGGGCCTGCTCTATGTGGACACCGGCCAGCCCCGCACGGGCGGAGGGCTGGAAACCCCTCTGCTGCTCCGGCCGGAAACCTTCCGCAAAGGCTCGCTCCGCGCCCTCGTGCCGATCGAACCCGTCTGGACCACGCCAGACCAGTATGACACCGCCAACCCCCTCAGCACGGAGTTCTATCAGCCCTCGCGCTGGTGGGTGCAGGGTGGCCTGCTGCACAGCACACGGCTGTTGCAGTTTGTCTCACGCCCGGTGCCAGACCTTCTCAAACCTGCTTATAATTTCGGCGGTTTGTCGCTCTCGCAAATGGCGCGCCCTGCGGTGGAAAACTGGCTGCGCACCCGCCAGTCCGTCTCAGACCTTCTGAACGCGTTCTCCATCGTCGCGCTCTCCACCGACATGTCGGCCTACGCGCAGGACCCGGAAGGCCTCCTCAGCCGCATCGAGGCCTTCAACCGCTTCCGCTCCAATCGCGGCACCTTCGTGCTGGATAAGGACCGGGAAAAACTGGAACTTCTGGCCGCCCCGCTCGCCGGGCTGGACCGCCTGCAAGCGCAGGCGCAGGAGCAGATGTGCGCCGTGGCGCAGGAACCGCTGGTCAAATTCACCGGCATCACTCCCAGCGGCCTGAACGCCTCCGCAGATGGAGAAATCCGGGTTTTCTATGACCGCGTGCACGCGTTTCAGGAAACACTCTACCGCAAAAACCTGACCACTATCCTGCACATGGTCATGCTCAACCTGTGGGGCGAGATCGACCCGGATATCGACTTCACCTTCGTCTCCCTCTGGCAGATGGATGAACTCGCCCGCGTCACCCTGCAAAAAACCCGCGCGGATATCGATGCCCAGAACATCCGCTCCGGCATCATCACCCCCGCAGAAGCCCGCAGCCGCACCACGCACGACACCAGCGGCCAGTACGCCACCGTCAGTCTCACGGCCAAACCGCCTGCGTCGCCCACACCGTCCGCCTGAAGCAAGACAGGACACGGCACACAGCACACAGTGCAAAGGCCCGGCAGCGCAGTTCTCCGCTCCGGCTCAGTTCAGCCAAGCTCAACTTCACTTAATCCAGCGCCTCCCATCTTAGCCTGGCAAGCCCCGGCCCCCAGTGCAGTCTGACCGACCCCCGCCAGCCCGTAAGCCTGCTGCCCCGCACTTCGCACCATGACCAGCCTTACCTCTTCTCTGGCCCCATAAAAACTCCTCATCCCTTCAAAAAAACCCTGACAGGACAAGGCATGACGCTCCCCCGTCACACAGCCATCCCCTCCGGCCATCTTCCCCCCATGCCCACTCCTGCCCGTGGCCGGGACGCCGTCGTTCTGGCGCTGGATCGCTCCGTGCGTCGCACCGATGTCGATGGTCACCTGCACATCGCCCGCTGCATCCTCTCCGCCGCCACGGTCTGCCCCTATTACGGGCATGAAATTCCGGGCGCACAGGCTCTCGGGCTGGAGCCAGACACGCTCTATCAGGTCTATCGGGACCCACAGGTTCTGGCCGATGCCGCCGCCAGCATGGCGGGCAAGCCCATCCTCATGCAGCACCAGCCCGTCTCGGCGCAGGATCACCCGAAGGAGATCACCGTCGGGGCTGTCGGCAGTGATGTCCGGTTTGAAGCCCCCAATCTCATCGGCAGCCTGACAGTGTGGGACCAGTCCGCCATCGCCGCTATCGAAAGCGGACAGCAACGCGCCGTCTCCGCAGGCTACCGCTACACCGCATTGCCAAAAGCCGGTGTGCAGGACGGCATCCCCTACAGCCTGACCATGACCGACATCACCTTCAACCACCTAGCCCTCGTCACCCAGCCGCGTGTGAAAACCGCCATCATTGGCGATGCCGCTCCCACGCCCCACAGGGACTCTGCCTTCATGACACACCCCACGCCCCAGCCGCCCGGACAGTCTCAGTCCCTCCCGTCGGCCTCTTTCACCGCCCCGACTGCGGGCCCACAGACTGCAAATCCCCCTATGCAGACAAACACGTTCTCAACCTCTCATCCGACACCTTCCGGCGTCTCCCAGCCCAGCACGCCCCCGGCCAACACGTCTCCGGCCGCCACAACCCCCAGCCCGCAGCCGCACGCCCCATCCTCCACAATGGCCCCGGCCACACAGCCCACCACCATGGACGCCGCCCTCACACAGGCCGTTCAGCAGGCGGAAGCCGAAGTCATCCGCCGGATGGAAGCCCTCCACGCCGCGCGGGATGCGGTGCGCCCGTTTGTGGGGGACGTCGCAATGGACAGCGCTACCGCCGTCTATGGTTTTGCGCTGCGGGAGCAGGGCGTGGACCTCACGGACCTGCCGGAAGCCGCCTACAAACCCCTGTACCAGCAGGTCGCCCGCCTGAAAACACAAACCAGCCCCCTCGGCATGGATGCAGAGCAGACCGTGTCTTTTCGGGACACGTTCGGTCTTGGTCGCATTACGGTGAAAGCATAATTCATGGCATTTCAGACTCAGGTTAACACCCAGCCCGCCCCCGGCCTGCCGGGTGATTTCGCTTCCCTCAATCCCACGGCCACCTTTCCGGCAGGGGAGGGCGCACTGGTTGCCGCAGCCGGAGGGTGCACCATCGGTGCCTTCGGCTGGGTGCAGACAGATGGCCGCAGCGTTGCCAACGCACCCGCCAGCGGCACCACCACCGCCCCGGATGGCTTCGTGCATCGGGATCTTACCGGCCAGATCGCCAGCCTGTTTGATGAAAGCAGCCTGACAATCCCGCAGGGTTTCCCGGTCAACCTGTTCACTGCAGGGGATTTCTGGGCCACCAGCACCACCGCCGCCACCCCCGGTCAGGCCGTGTTTGCCTCCACCACAAACGGCAGCATCGCCACCGCCGCAGCCGGTGCCACCGTGGCGGGAGCCGTACAGACCCGCTTTTACGCCGCATCGGCCTGCGCTGCGGGTGAACTTGTCAAAATCTCAAGCTGGAGCCACGCTGTATGAGCGATTTCACAACACAACTGGCTGAACTGAAGCGCCTCGGCTTCATCATGCCGGAAGCGCGCGGCATGATCGCCAACAGCCTGCTGGCGTCCGATACTCTGGCGCAGGACGCCCAGCCCACACTCTCCACTACTGCCAGCGGCGGCATCCCGGCTTTCATGAGCGCATGGGTGGACCCGGCTCTTATCAAGGTCGCCTTCGCTCCCATGCGCGCGGCTGAACTGCTGGGCGAAGTCCGCAAGGGCGACTGGGTGACCCGCACCGCCATCTTCCCGATGGTTGAGACCACAGGCGAAGTTTCCAGCTACGGCGACTGGAACAGCAACGGCCAGGTCAGCCTGAATCCCACCTATCCGGACCGCCAGTCCTACCATTATCAGGTGTTCGTCTCGTGGGGGGAAATGGAGCTGGCCCTCGCTGGTCAGGCCCGCCTCCAGTGGGCCGCCAGCCTGCGCGAAGCTGCGGCGTTGAAACTGAACAAGTTCCAGAACCAGAGCTATTTTTTCGGTATCAACGGCCTGCGTTTGTATGGCTACCTGAACGACCCGCGCCTGCCTGCCGCCATCACCCCCGCCGTCAAGTCCGCAGGCGGGACCAGCTGGACTGCCGCCACGCCGGAAGAACGGCAGGATGACGTCATCGCCCTCATCAACCAGCTCCGTAGCCAGACGGCCGGGCTGGTGGATACGGAAACGCCGATGGTCCTCGGCCTGTCCCCCACGCGCATGGGCCTTCTCACCCGTCGCAACAGCTTCGGCCTCTCTGCCGCATCCCTGCTGAAAGACACTTACCCCAACCTGCGTTTTGTGCAGGCCGTGGAGTACGGGGACGCCGCAGGCAGCACCACCCAGACCATGCAGATCATGGCGGAGCATGTGGGCGCACAGAAAACAGCGGAAACAGCCTTTACGGAAAAACTCCGCACCCACGCCGTGGTGACGGACGCCTCCGCATGGAAGCAGAAACTCTCTCAGGGCACATGGGGCGCCATCATCTACGTCCCCGCAGGCATCGCCACCATGGCAGGCCTGTAACGGCTTCCTCCCTGCCACACCCGGCGGGGATTTTCCGCCCAGTGCGGTTTTCTCCTTCCCCCACAAGCCTGTTTCAAAGGACCACTCCGGCATGGCCACACCCTCCACCGTTACCATCGGCTGCAAACTGCCCAACGGCCTCGTGCTCTCGCTGGGGGAAACCCGGCATGAACTGGCCGGCACCCGCGCCTCGGCTGTTATCGGCGGCTATGGCCTCACCCCCATCCCCGCAGAGTTCTGGGCCGCATGGTCCCGCAAATATTCGGAATTCCCGCTGCTGAAAAACGGCCTGATTTTCGCGCAGAGTACGCTGGATAAAGCCACCGGACAGGCGCGGGAACAGGCCGCCCTGCGCACCGGCGTAGAACCCCTTAACCCGGCAACACCAGCTCCCGGCATCACCCCGGTCTGATACGCCAGCGGCATTTCTGCCCCTCACGCACCGGGCGGGTGTGCCCGCCTGTTCTTCAAGGAGTTCCCCCATGCCCCCCGTGCCGTTTGATGCGCAGGCCTGGCAAACCCGCTACCCCGCGCTGTTCGCCACACTCGGGGCAGAGGGCGCACAGGCCTGTTTCGATCAGGCGAGCCTGTTTCTCGCTAATGATGATACCTCGCCTGTCAAAAACCCCACGCGCCGCGCCGCCCTGCTAGGGCTGATCGCCGCCCATCTGGCCCAACTGGGCTTCGGTTCCGGCAGCGGCTCGGGCTCTGGCGCCTGCACGGGCGGGGCAGGCGCTACCACAACGTCCCCCTGCGCGCCGACCCAAACCCCCAGCCCGGACCAACCCGCACTGGTAGGCCGCATCACGTCCGCCCGCATGGGCAGCGTTGCGGTCGAGGCCGACATGGGGCCAGTCACCGCCGCACAGGCCTGGTGGGCGCAAACCCCCTATGGCGCAGCCTACTGGGCCGCCACAGCCTTCCTGCGCACCGCCCGCTACGTGCCCGGCTTCCCGCAAATACCCCTGACATGGCCCTGAGTGCACCGTCCATTTCTGCGAAAAATCTAGACCCATAAATCCGATACGCAAAAGTTCAGTTCGCAAACCTGATACTCACAAAGTCCACGCGCACAAACTCACGCGCACAAAAGCCCCCATGGCTTTTCATGCTTCCAGTCCCAGCAGCGCACGTTCTTCTTCGCCGCCCTGTTTCCCGTCCGCATAATCCCGCACCAGAATAAGGCATCCCTTTCATGCCTCTTCCTTCCCCATCCGCTAGCATCGCGACCGGCACGCCCCCCAGCCTGCCGTCCGCGCCTTCCGCAGCACCTCCTTGCGTCAAGGCCGGATTTTTCAAAACGGCGACAGAAGCAGACGGCACCCCCGTCGCCGCCATAGCCGCCGTGCAGGAGTTTGGCGCAGTGGTGCGGGGCAGGGCGGGGCACAGCATCGTCATCCCACCCAGACCATTCCTGCGCCAGACCGTCGCCACCCGCCGCAGCGCATGGGTGCGCCTGCTGGCACAAGAACTCAAAGCCAGCCTGCGCACGTCCAACAGGGCAGGGGACGCACAGCACGCTCTGCAAACCCTCGTCCAACGCCTCAGCACGCCCAAACAGGCGCTCACCACGGTCGGGAAGGCCATGCAAACCGACATCACGCAAACCATCCACCAAACCCACACACCGCCCAACGCCCCCGCCACCATCCTGCACAAGGGGTTTGATAAGCCGCTGGTGGAAACAGTAACCCTTCAAAACAGCGTCACCTTTCAGGTGGAGGCATGAACAGCCTGTTCCGCATCGCCGCCGCTCAGATCAGCAGCCTCGCACCGCCCATCCTCGCCACCCTGCGCGCGCAGGAGGGCACGACCACACAGCCCGATGGCACGGTCATTCCACATTACGTGGATATCCTGCTGCGCATCATGGTGCAGGCCGCCTCCAGCGCGGATCTCACTCAGGTCGCGGGGCTTAACCAAAGCACAGACACCCGCGTGGTCTATCTGCCCGCAGAACTCAAAGGTATTGACCGCGCCCACCAGTTTGGCGGTGACCTTCTGGTGTTTGAAGGCTCGGAATGGCTGGTCACAGGCCAGCCCGAAACATGGGGAGGCGGCCAATGGTCGAAACTTCTGGTTACCCGACAGCGTCCGTCAGCCTGCCCCCCGTAACGGCGGCAACCACCACGGCGCTAAGGGCTTTTTTACAAACCATCCTGCCGCCAGACCTGCCGGTTCTGCTGGCCCGACAAAACCGCATGGCCGCACCCAACGGCCCCTTTGCCCTCATGGCAGTCCTCCTGCACCAGCCGATTGCCACCAGCGCCACCCGCTACACCGCCAATACGCGGATCATCCTGCAACAGCAGGACGTCACGGTGCAGGTCAGCCTGTTCGGAGACGGTGCAGCGGATAATGTCCAGCGCATCAGCACCCTGTTCCAGAACGGATGGGCCGCTGAATTCTTCACGGCTTTTCACCAAAATCCAGCCGCGCAGAACACACCGCCGCCCCGCATCGCACCCCTCTACGCCGGGCCAGCCCGCCAGATCCCCTTCATCAACGGTGAGCGGCAATATGAAGACCAATGGCAGATCGACCTGCATCTTCAGGCCAGCTTCGCCCTCTCACTCCCGCAACCAATGGCCTCTGCCGCCCGGCTTGCTCTGGCAGATGTCACCAGCCCACAGGGTTCCCCTTCCGCATGACGCTCCCCATCAGTTCCCTCGTTACCGTTACACCGGGCGTTCTCTCTCCGGGTGGCACGGTCAGCCTGCTAAACGGCATGGTCTTTTCCACAAACACGTCGCTTTCATCAGGTGTTTCCACATTCACCTCGGCGGAGGATGTCTCTGCAACCTGCGGTGCCACATCCGTGGAAGCCAGCATCGCCAGCATCTATTTCTCGGCCTACACCAACGCGCAGGACACGCCGGAAAAGCTCTATATTTTCCAGCTGCCCGCCACTCCGACCACGGCAGACTACGGCACCTACCTCTCCACCGCAGCCGATCAGGCAACAGACTGGGCACCCTTCCTGTTCGCGCAGGAACCGGACCCCGCCGCCAAAACCCAGATCGCCACATGGCTCGCCGCTCACCCCAACCGCTATTGGGGCCTTGTGCAGGATAGTGATGCCTCCATCCTGACTGCCAACGCCACCACCAGCTTCGGCGCCACGGTCAAGGCCGCCAGCACACCGGGCCTGACCTGCCTGTGCAATACCGATAATAATGGCGGCACACTGGCCGCAGCCCTCTGCCTTGGCTGGGCCGCGAGTGTGAATCCCAACCGCGCCAGTGGCCGCACCACCCTGATGTTCCGCAATAATGGCGGCGTGCCCCCGGCCAGCCTCACGGCCTCACAGGCTCAGGCCCTGCTGGGCAACGGCTACAGCTTTTACGGGTCTTACAAAAGTACGGATTCCACATTCAGTTTTCTGAATAACGGTGCAGTTTCCGGCCCCTTCGCCTGGGCGGATAGCTACATCAATCAGATCTGGATGAACGCCAGCTTCCAGAATGACCTCATCACCCTGTTCTCCAACGCCGGGCAAATTCCCTATAACGCAGTGGGAGATTCCCTGATCGCCACATCCGTGCAGGGCACGATTGATACCGCCCTGTCCTTCGGCGCCATCCAGCCCAACGTCACCCTGTCCGACGCCCAGAAACAGGCCGTCAATGCGGATGCCGGGCGCAGTATTGATACCGTCCTCTCCACCCGCGGCTGGTATCTGCTGCCGGGGGCGTCCACCGCGTCCGCTGCTGTCCGTGCTGCACGCGGCACGGTGCAGGGCCGGTTTTTCTATATGGACGGTCAGTCCGTGCAGTCCATCGCCCTAGCCTCTGTTGAAGCCCAGTAAGAAACCCCGCAAGGAGGCCAGATTTCATGTCTGATTATGACATCACAGCCGCAAATTCCGTCTACACCATCACCGTGCCGGGCCTGTATAACGCTCCCATCACGCTGGAAAATTACGCCGCCGACCGCGCGTTTGAAACCGAAGCGCGCGAGCTGGCCGAAACCGCCATGAGCATTGACGGCTACCTGAACGCCGGCTGGATCCCCAACCCCGTCACCCAGACCATCGCCCTGGCCGCAAGTAGTGAAAGTGCGTTGATTTTCGAGGCCATTGTCATGGCGCAGGACGCCCGGCGCGGCCTGTATCGCATGGGCGCGGAAATTCAGATCCCCGCCATCGGGCGCAAATACACCATGGTGCGCGGCCTGCTCCGCTCCATTGTCAACGTGCCGACGGCAGGCCGGGTGCTGGAAGCCCGGCACTTTGAAATCACATGGGAACGGGTTCTCCCCGCCGCTATCTGAGCGCCGGGGCTGGCCCCTCGCTGCTAATCCAGCCCCCCGGCTAAAATTCCAGCCAAAGCATCGGCCAGCGTCCCGCCCACTTTCCGGCCTGTCTCGCGTCTCGTTACACCAGACGTAGGCCACGCCCGTTTCAGGACCCCTCGCATGAAAACACTTGACTATACGCACAGCAAAGCCGGAGCCGACCACGGAAAACGCTTTGTCTTAACGCGCATGGATGCCTTCTCGGCTGATAAATGGGCGCGCCACATCCTGCAGGCCGCTATTCGTGGCGGGGCACGGATTGGGGCAGATCTGGCGGAAGCCGGTGTGGCCGGACTGGCCGGTCTGGGCATCGAAATCTTCGGCTTCATGGAAGAAACCGAGCTGGACCGCGCACTGGACCGCCTGATGCAGTGCGTCGCCCTGCGGCCAGACCCCGCTCACCCAGATACAACCCGCGCCGTTATCGCCACGGATTTTGAGGAACCAGACACCCTCGGCCTCGTTCGTGCAGAAGCCTTCCGGCTGCATGTGGGTTTTTTGCTGGCCGCCGCACACCAGCTCTTCCCCGTAGTGGCGGCCTTGCTGGGAGAAGTCGCGCAGGAGACACCCAGCCCGTCCGCTGCGTAAACGTCTCGCCCGCGCTGGCGGCGGTCATCACCGCGGGCCTCGCCACCCTGCACGAGTTGAAAACGCTTTATGACAGCGAGGATCTTTACGATCTTCTGGAAATTCTCTCTGTCAGAAACTGGAATACCACCCTCGCCAACAGGGGTTTTCAGGAACACACGCTCCCCACACCGGGCGGCTGAGGAACACCACGCATGTCGGAAATGCTGATTGATGAACTGGTCGTCCGGCTGGGGCTGGATACCACATCCCTGCAAAGCGAGGCGAAACAAACTACCCAGCTTCTGGACAAACTCCGCCAGAGCGCAGAGCAGACAGCCACCAGCACCCGGCAGGCCAGCACACAGGCCGCATCCGCTCTTGCCCGAATGCGCGGCGAGGCCGTCAGCCTTCTCGCCGTCCTCAGCGGCGGACGAGGCCTCAACCGCCTTCTGGCAGATCTCTCCACCCCTGCAGGACAAACCGCGCCCCGCACGTCCCGCCGTAGGTCAAACGCAACCCCATCGTCCTCTACCCAAACCACGCGAGAAACCCGCTCCCCTCGCACGGACCGAAACTCCACTTCACAGGGCTCACTTTTTCCGTTTTCAAGGCAGGGCGGCTCTGCAAACAGCTCCCGCTCCAGTCAGTCTGCCACACCCAGTGGCCCGTCCATCACCAGATCTACGAGCACATTCGCGGGTGCACCTACGGGCGCGTCACACCTCTCCCGTTTCGACACCTCGCGCACGGACGTTTTTTCAGGTCTGGCCGCCTCAACCGGTACATCCACTGGCCCGTTCTCCGGCTCACCTGCCGCTGCCTTTTTTACCCGCATGCCCGGTGCCCCCCATGCCCTCGCCAGTGGGCACAGTGCCGCAAAGGACTCTCTCGCAGCACGGCCCGTCTTCTCGCCATCACACATCATCCAGCGCACAGAACACGCTTTTCCCAACACAGGCTTTCCGTTCCGCAACCAGACAGGGCAGGGCAGCCTCTCACGCCGCGCCTTTCTGAGTGCCGGGACCGCCCCCCAGATCACGTCGCCCCCAACAAATCACTCCGCGCAAACGCTCCAAAGCCGGATCCCGCAAAATCCGCTTCTGCGGCCTGATACGCGCTCGCTCACCCCACAGAAGAACGTCGAAAAACGAACGTTACCACAAGCCTTTTCCGCACCTATGCCGCACCGAATATCCTTCCTCGGCACCACATCGTCCAGCTCCAGCACACAGTCAGAGCAGACACTCTCCACAGCCTTAACCTGGCTCATCACGCAGGCCGCCCACCGCGCTACCAGAAGCCCGACGCCCCATCCGACTGGCCAGCGAGACGTCAGCCACGCGTTCCCTTCGCGCTCAGATCCACGCGGTTCCCGAACCAGCCTCAAACCCTCCCTGGCCAGACCCGCCGCCGGATATCCTGCAGCACGCAGTCTTACCAGTCCCATATCCAGCCTTTCCCCTAACCACATCGTCACAAGGCACGCCTCAGTCCGTTCCCCGCACACGGACGCACTCACAGCCCAAACGCGCACACTCTCCCGCGCCCTTGCAACGCTGCACGCTCACGCAGGCCGCGCACTGGCGGTGCAGCCCTATCTGCCCGGCTCTCCCTTGCTGCATGCCGCAGCGTCCCAGAGCACATCGCATCTAACCAGCACACCTCGCCCCACAACAACCACCCACATCGGCCCGGTGACCATCACAGTGCCGTCCGGAAATCCGCAGGCCATCGAGCAGGCTTTGCAAGGGCTAGGGGGAGGTGACAGCCATACCCTCACCAGCCTCGCCACCATCGGCACAGTCTGAAAACACGCGCCTGACGTCAGAACAGTTTTAAAAGGAACGCCCCATGCCCATGGTGCCCGTCACCCTGCCTTCGGTGTGGGACATCCCTGTTGCCGCAGGCGTGCCCGCTTTGCTGGGCCAGTCTGTTTCAACCGGCATGCGCGCCGCAGCCTCCGTCAGTCTCGGCACGGTGCTGGATGATCTGATGATCAGTCAGGCCGCAGGCCAGTGGGGCATCTTCACCAGCACTGGCACCTGCGTGTTGTCCGCAGCTCGCGTGATGTCTGTCTCGGCAGAAAGCAGCAGCCCCATTGCGACAGCCCCGCTGGAAGACGGCGCATTTCTTTCCTACAGCAAAGTGCAAACACCCCGTCAGCATCGCGTGCTGATGGTGTGTGATGGGTCAGAAACCGGCCTGTCCGGCACAGAGACCACACCTTTTTCCGGTCTGGACCTCACGCACCTTGCAGGTATAGAGGCGCTGTATGTGCGCAAGACGTTTTTCAATACGCTTGCCGCATTGGAAGCTGATTTGTCGCTCTACGCCGTCATCACGCCAGAACGCAAATACAGCAATGTCAGCATCACAGGCCATCGCTGGGTGCGAGACGCCCGCCACGGCATCACCATGCCCGTGGTGGAAATCACCCTGCAGGAAGTGCGGCTGACGGGTACGCAGAGCTTCACTCAGACACAAGCCCCGCAGGGCAGCCGAACGGTCTGCACAGGTCTGGTCTCGGCTCAGTCCCTGCAAACATCCGGTTCTGCTCTCGCCACTGCATCTGGTACCAGCCAGACCAGCGCACTGGATTCCACCAGCTTGATGACTAACGTGCTGTAAGGAAATGCCCTCCTCAGTTCCGGGCATCAGCAAGGACACCAAAGGATAAGGTTCTCTCTGGCATTTCAGAGCCATCCTCTCTATCTCTTAAGGCTCCCTATTTCCTTTTTGATTTAATCATCCAGACCATGAAACATTTTCTAAAAATAGCGCTCTCATCTCATTCTAAAGAGACCACTCCCGCAAAACGCCAGTTCGCGCCTCTCTGGCACTGTCTGACCGCTGCCTCTGTCTGTCTTCTGGTGTCAGGATGTGCGGATGACCACGGCAGAGGGGACATGCACGAGGCTGTTTCAGCGTGCTTTTCAAAATACCCTTTTGCAAAAGGGACAGCCTATAAGCGGTTTAACTGCATCTATCAGGCCCATGCCCATTATGGGCCGGACGCTATGGGGGCGCATTACAGCCTGCGTTTGCAGGTCGATCTGGCATCCCTGAAAGTCGGGCAGGATGTGGACTCCGGCATTTTAACCCCGGAAGAAGGCAAGACCACCCTGCGCTGGGTGACAGAGAAGGCCTATGCGCAGGCGTCCCAGCAACAGGCATGGATGGCGGCACAGCCAAAAAGAAACTGATAACGCCTATAAAGAAAAAGAGGGAATGCTGCCTGAGCAACACTCCCTCTTTCCACGTATAAGCCAGAAATTTCTAAATCTGTGTTTTACTGGGCCCGCGGCACAATGGCAGGAGCCGTGGAATTCTTCTCAGTATTCAGCACAGCATTCCCGGACTGCTTGGAATAGGTTGCAGAGGTAGACTGCTGCGGCGTTCTGGGCGGATGGAAAGCGGAAACCGGACCAAGAATACCCCCGGCGGAGCGCTGCATCGTGCCTTCCGGCTGGCGTGCACACCCACGGGTAATAATGGAACATACGCCGTCCGTGCCAATCATTTCATCATCATTGCCGGTATAATGCACGTCAGAGACGCGGTCATTATCCAGACGGATCACAGCCGTACAGCCCGTGCCGCCACCGCCGCCCAGCACGTTGACGAGCGTTGAAATATCACCAACCGGAATAAGGGTAGAACCGCCATAGCTCGGTGCAGGCTGCGTGCCGGAATAGATGAAGATCTGCGTCGTATCATTAATCTGTTTGGTGGAAGCCGGCAGGCCAGCACAGGCCTGCAGATCGTAGGATGTCATCCCGATCATTGTGACTTGTGCTTTATGAGCAGCGCGTGAATCAAAATATCCGCAACCGCTTAAACCGACAGAGAGTGAGGCGACCGCAAACAAACCCAAAAGACGACACTTCATTTTTTCGACTATCCTCACACCGTGTCCAAAATATTCATATCAAGACGTAGAAAGTTATTACGATACTGTGTTCTTCCTCTGCAATGCAAGAGGATCAAAGATACATAAAATATTTCTTTTCTGACAAATATCTTTCTATCACCTTAATATCCTGATTGCATGGTCTGTTCTATATCATTTCGATTATAATGAAAAGTGTCTCTCTCTAGTCTTGCTTTTTCCTCCCCATTATACGCTATTATCACGAGGTTGTTTAATTGTACTGTCTGAGACCTCGGTCAGTCCTGCAAAGCGGTCCCTGAGGTCAAAGGAGAATTTGCTGATCATGTTGCTTCCGTCCCGTCGTCAGGTGCTTACCTGCTCTTCTCTTGTCGTCTCGCTTTTCTCACTGAGCGCCTGCCTGCACCCAGGTCAGCCGCCTGCGCCGCCGTTGCCGGATCTGACAAAAGCCGCTCCCTTTACGGCGGCCGATACAAGCTTTGCTGCAAAACTCAATGATGTGGAACTGACCCACATCGCACTGGCAAACCTTGCCAAAACGCACGCAGCCCGCAGCGATATCGCGCAGCTTGGCACGACAATCGTCAAAGACCTGACAGACAACCACGATAAGCTGACAGCACTCGCCACCACCGGTACCGCAACGCTGGCCGCAAAACCTTCTGCACAGAACCAGAAGATTATTGACCAGATGCAGCGTCTGCACGGGGCTGCGTTTGACAGAAGCTACGCACGCTATCTTGCAAGCAACACAAAAACGACCAGCCTGTTTATTGATGCCAGCAACGCCACCTCCACAAACGCGGATCTGGTAAAAGTCGCTACCGACCTCAAAACCAAACTCCTCGGTTACGAAGCTCAGGTGAAATAAGCCCTTTTTTAAAAGACTCTTCTCTCCCAATCGGTCAGAAATGTCTTTTGATATCCTGTGGCTTCCTGCTTACCGCGCGGGGAGCCACAGATTTTTTGCACGCAGCATAAATCCTCCCCTTATCGCCAGCCGTCTCGTTCTGCTTTTTAGATGCGAGCGCCTTAGAGGCTGCTCTTAAAGTGGCAGAACAGAGCAAGAGTATTTCCGCAGATAATCGGTAGATATGACGATAATAAAAACGAAATATCTCTTTATTTTACTAAATATTTTAGTGAACGCGAGAACACTAAGTGCCTGATAACAGCTCTCGCTCGCGCACACTCATCCAGCCTTCTTTTACACTCTGAAATTACCAGATCCCAGCAGCACACTTAGACGCTGCACTGTTTTTCCAAGCCCATAAATAATCCCCTCCAAGCCCGCACAACCGGAGTGGCCTCCCCATGCCCGCAGCCCCACTGCAAGCGTCCCCAGCCAACATCACTCTGATAACAGCCCAAGGCAGCACGATCTCCACAGCCTCTCTGCTCACGGTGCCCCTGTCCGCCCTCCCGGCGCAAACGCTGAAAGTCTCGCTTTCCGGCACCCTGATCCAGATCACCCTGCGCCAGCGCAGCACGGGGCTATATGCAGATTTTGATGCCAACAGCACGCGTTTTCTGTCCAGCGTGCTGTGTCAGGACCGCACATGGCTGGTGCGGGATGCCGCAATCGGCCTACCCGGAGATTTCCTGTTTGCTGACACACAAGGTCAGAAAAACCCCGACGCCACCGCCCTCGGTTCCCGCTTCCTCCTTCTCTACCGCCCCGGCTGGACGGTCTGAAAGCGCCACCGCTCCAAAATCTCCATTTCCTGCATTCCGGAAACTCCCACACCATGTCGCAAACAACGCTTCAAAACCGCGCCGTGGATGCCACATTCCGGCTACTCTCACAGGCGTTCGGTCCCAATGGGGAGGACACCGTCACTCTCTCCGGCCTGCGCGTCCATGCCGAGGTCACGCAGGCCCGTTTCCCCACGGCAGAAAGAGCGACTGTGCGAATAGAAGGCATGACCCCGGATATCATGAACCGTCTGAGCATGGCCGCGCCGGACCCCACGCGCCAGAGTGCGAGTGAACTCATCCTCACAACGCAGGATGGGGCAGGGGGCAGGGCATTGGTCTTTCAGGGTGGTGTCACGCTGGCCTATGTGGACTATACCACCGCTCCCAATGTCGCTTTTGTCGCGCAGGCTTTTTCAACAGTTCTGCCGAATGCCATGACGGCCACACCTACCGGCTACCGGGGTGCCGTCTCCGCCACGCAGGTGCTTGCCACCATTGCCAGTAAAGCCGGGCTGACCCTGCACACTCAGGGTGTGACCGCCATGCTGCATGATCCCTATTTCCACGGCAGCCCCGGCCAGCAACTCAGCCAGTGTCTGGAAACTGTGCCCTTGTGCGCCGGGCTGGGGCGCGGTCAACTCTCCGTCTGGCCCGCAACGTCTACCGCCTTACAGCCAACACCCCTTGGCACCACACGCCAGGCGCTTCCCTCCAGCACCACGCAAGCCCTGTCCCTCTCCGCAGAAACCGGGCTGATCGGCTACCCCGCATGGTCCGCCGGCGGACTGGCTTTGCGGATGGTGTTTAACCCGCTTGTCAGTTTCAACAGCCTGATCGCCCTGCACAGCCGCTACCAGCCCGCTGGATGGGGGCAGCAAAACGGCCCGGTGCCGGTCGGCCTGTGGCGCGCCACACAGGTGCGCCACACCCTGCAAACAGAAACGCCCCACGGCGCATGGTTTACGGACATCGTGGCGCAGGCCTATCGGGAACCCACTGCATGACCCAATCCAACCCAACTGCGCAAACCGCCAGCCAGAGCGCACCGCAGGCGCCCGCCAGCGGTTACCCCATTTTCAACCGGGCCGATGCCGCCGCGTCAGACTTCAATGCTCTGAATACCGTCATCACGCGCCTGCTGTCAGGCCGACGCACCATTGTGCCCGTGCAGGTCAAGGCCGTTTCCGGGGCCGGCCTCAACCCGGTCGGTACGGTGGATGTGCAGCCTATGGTGCATCAGCAGGATGCCTCTGGCCGCATCATGCCGCATGGCGTGCTCTATAACGTGCCGTATTTCCGTCTGCAGGGTGGGTGCCGCGCCGTCATTCTGGACCCAATGGAAGGCGACATCGGCCTCGCTCTTGTGGCGGACCGCGATATCTTCAACGTCAAAACCGCCCGCGCCAGTGCTGCCCCCGGTTCCTTCAGGCAACAGAACATGGCGGACGCCCTCTATATCGGCGGCTTCCTCAACGGCACCCCGCAGGAATATCTCTGGTTCAGTGAAAACGGCATCACGCTGAAAACGGCTGGTACCGTCAGCATCGAAGCCCAGAACACCCACATCACCGGCCCCGTTGCCATAGACGGCAGCCTCACAGTCTCGCAGGACGCCACCGTCAACGGCATCTCCGTGACCCAGCACACCCACCCCGGCGTGCAACCCGGTTCCGGGATTACTGGCACCCCGCAAGGGTAGCTATTGTAGGGGAGGATTATTTTGACCGTTGTCGCTCAAGAAGAGCTTCAAAACGAGGCTCCGCATGTAAGGCAATCAGATCGGGGTCTGCCTCAATATGCAGTATATCAGGTAAAGTATCATCTTTTAGACATGCTTCAAGCTCGTTAAGGGCTTCAAAATATTTTCCTTTCAATGCCAGTGCACAAGCAAGGTTATAGATTGCCTTTCCATCTTTCTTTTTTATTGCGTATAATAAATTAAAGGCTTTACAGAGTGCATTTTCTCGTTCTCGATTGTTAGTGTCTCCTGCTTCCATTAGCAACGTGGCAGCCCAGTTTTCTATAAATTTACTTTTTCTAGGGTTGATCGAAAATGCTTCTTCAAATTTCTTAGCGGCTTCTCTTAATCTCTCAGCTCGTTTAGTTCCTTTGTGTCCCCGAGCATCTTCCGCTAAAGCTGAACCCCAGTGGTTGAGTGCATCAGCACGGTCATGTCCAGCCTCAAGTGCTTCCTTAAATTTTTCAATTGCTTGTGCAAATTTTTGGGATCTTGTCGTGCCTTTGAGATCTTTAGCTTCATCTACTAACGCAATACCCCAATTGAATAGTGCTCTATGCATATTGGGTTTGATTTCTATTGCTTTAGAGAATTTTTCTATTGCTTCTGAAAGCTTCTGTTCTCTTAATTTACCTGTGCAGGTTCTGGCTTCTCGCGCTAGGGTAGTGCCCCAATTGTTTAGCGCATCGTAATTGTCTATTTTAATTTCAAGTGCTTTAGAAAATTTTCCATATGCGTCTGCAAATTTTTCTTTCTTCTTTATATCATTAGATCGTAGTGCTTCATCAGCAAGCTTGTTTCCCTGTGATATGAGTGCCCATGCGGACAGAGTGCGAGCTTCTTCGGAAAGAGGCTTGCCTTCAATATTCCAAGCTTTAGAGTCGCCAGAGATTACTACGTTAGCAGCCTTTTCTGCATCATTGCGTCCCGCTGACCACTTGGTTACGAGTTTTTTTAACCGGTCGCGAGTGGCACCTAAAACTTCTGTCGATTGCTCTTCTCCCACGGGGAAGTTAGGCAGAGAGTCTAGAAGAGACAAGGCATGCTGAGGAGGGTTCTCGATCAAGGGAATAGGCCAGCAATCTAGACCTCGAGCAATTTCAATCATTGAACGATCAAAATCGCAGCCACCAATATAGTGAGTATAGTTTTTTTCAAGTAGTGGTTTTAAATGTAAAGGTGCATTACACGTGTGGCCAAGCCAGATCAAATTCTGGTTGCTGTCAAAAGATTCGGCCATGACGTCAAAGGCTGCATCTGCTAGGCCACTATAGCCAATAACAATTGTTAGATGATTACGCAGACTATCGGCTAATAGAGGACGAAGCTTTTCAGCGTGCTCTACTGTTTCCTCATCAGAATTAAGAAGCGTTAAACCATAACTTTGTCCATGCAAGTGAAAAATCGCCTTGTCGGCAAGCCCTGTCACGACCCGAGTAGGGGAAACACCAAAGTCATAAACTGGCAAATGATTGCCCATTAAAGCTGCGGCTTTTTCCAGTAGGAAGTCGAAATTAAACGACAGTATACGTCGGACCTGAAATGCATGGATAATCCGCGCTAGGGCAACATGCCCCCAATTGAGCTTTGCCTGTGCAAGTAGAGGTTCGATCAGACGTCTACGGTCAGCAGGGGATAAAGCTCCCATCATCTTTCCGTAATCTGTTCGGTCTTCGTCGAGGACGGAACTCAAACAGTGATTAAAATCACTGTTAATGATTTTCACTAACTCTGGAGCTGTTGGAATTCCCGCGCTGCGCGAAGCTCCAGCTCCTACAATGAATGTAATATGCGATGCATTACGAATATAGCCAATGACTTCGTTAATCTGCATTTTGGAAAAGCCCTGATAATAATCAGAACCATAATTAACGGCCATTTAATGAAAATGCAATCCTTAGAGAATTACGTCAAAGACTACAAACCTTCCATACTGGCGGGTAATTCACAATTTTACCCGCCAAATAATTTACTTCAAACTGCGACGTTCCCTTTACACCGCATGCACAGACGCCTCACGCAGCCAGAAGCGCAGTTCGCGGCAAGTCTTCACAAACTCTTCCGCATCCTTGCCCGCTTTCAGCGCAATCACGCCATCGTCCACGGCGTCATCCACCACACCAGCGCGTTTCAGCAGCGGCAGGGCTGCCGGAGCGTAGCCAATAAACTTGGCGTGGGCATAAGCATCCGTCACAAAATCCCGGGCATCGGAATCCTGCGCAAGTTGCTTGGCACCCTCTTCAGACGGCAGCAAGATCACCGCATCAAACAGAACGGACGGCCCACCCGGCACGCGCTGGGCCGCAGGCACGTGCTTACCGTCAGAGGTCGTAATCCCGCCAATCTGCGGCGCGACAATCTCCACCTCAGCGCCTTCGGCTTTGGCCGCTTTCTGCAACGCTTCCAGCACAGCCCCATCTGCGCCATTGGTCGCCAGCACGCCGATTTTACGGCCCGCAAAGCTCTTCGGCCCATTCTTCAGAATACTCAGAGCAGGTGAGGGCGGCAGATCCACCACAGCGCGTGCAGGCGGTGCGGCTTCCGGCAGTTTTTCCAGCCCCAGACCTTTCGCCACAGCTTTGGCCAGACCCGTATCAATGTTCAGCAGATGGGAGACCACGCGGCTGCGAATAACCGGGGTTTCCACCTTGCTGAGTTCAAAGGTGATGGCCATCTGGATATGCGTCTGCTCGATTTCAGTCTGGCTTTTGTAAAACTGACGTGCCTGACTGTAATGGTCCGCAAACTTCTCGGAACGCACTCGCTCCTTCAAGCCGCTGACCTCAGAGGGGAACGTCTTATATCCCGTCTCCGGGTTTTCACGCGGGCCGCCAGCTTCACCACCCCAGGAGTTCGGCTCGTAATTGGCACGCCCTTTCGGGTTATGCATGGCCATATGCCCGTCCTGCTGCAGGGTATGGAAGGGGCATTTGGGCGCATTAATGGGGATATGCGTAAAGTTCGGCCCACCCAGACGTTTCAGCTGCGTGTCCAGATAGGAAAAGTTGCGGCCCTGCAGCAGCGGGTCATTGGTAAAGTCTATGCCCGGCACAATGTTCTGGGTGCAGAAGGCAACCTGCTCTGTTTCCGCAAAGAAGTTGTCCACCATGCGGTCCAGCACCAGACGGCCCACCGGCTGCACCGGCAGTAGTTCTTCGGGGATCAGCTTGGTTGCGTCCAGAATGTCAAAGTCGAACTTGTCGGCAAATTCATCATCAAACAGCTGAACACCCAGTTCCCATTCCGGGAAATCCCCGGCCTGAATGGCGTTCCACAAATCCCGACGATGAAAATCCGGGTCCGCCCCGCTGATTTTCAGCGCCTCGTTCCACACCACGGATTGCAGGCCCATTTTGGGCTTCCAGTGGAATTTGGCATAGGTGGACTGGCCCGCTTTATTCACAAAGCGGAAGGTATGCACACCAAACCCTTCCATAAAGCGGAAGGAGCGGGGGATGCCACGGTCGGACATCACCCACATGATCATGTTCATGCTTTCCGGGGTAAGGGAAATAAAATCCCAGAAGTTGTCATGCGCGGACTGCGCCTGCGGAAAGGCCCGGTCCGGCTCTTCCTTTACCGCATGCACCATGTCCGGAAATTTGATGGCATCCTGAATGAAGAACACGGGGATATTGTTACCCACAATGTCCCAGTTGCCTTCCTTTGTGTAGAGTTTGACGGCAAAGCCACGAGCATCACGCGCAAGGTCGGTTGACCCTTTGCTGCCCGCCACGGTGGAGAACCGCACAAATGCCGGAACCCGCTCACCTTCACGCTGCAACACATCCGCGCTGGTAATGTTGGAGAGAGAATGCGTCAGTTCAAAAAAACCATGCGCCCCATAACCACGGGCATGCACCACGCGCTCGGGGATACGTTCATGGTCAAAATGGAAAATCTTTTCGCGGAAATGAAAATCTTCCATCAGGCTCGGGCCGCGCGCGCCTGCTTTTAATGTGTTCTGGTCATCAGAAACCGTAACGCCCTGCTGCGTTGTCAGCGTGGGAACATCCCCGCCTGCGGTCTGGTGGGTTTCCCCGCCGGCCCCGCGCTGCACGGTTTCTTCCCCCAGTTTTACTGTGGTCTGGTCTGTATGGGTTGATTTGGCGCTCATGATGATGTGCCTTTGTCTGCTGAAATAAAAAACGATGGCGCGATTAAGAAAGTCTTAAGAGAAATATTCAGTCTGATCCTGCCAGCACATCCTTTCAGACATGCACGATTCAGGCCCGTTCAGACCCTCACCAAAACCGATCCATCGCGTATCTGTCACAACAACGCAGCATAAGCGGCAAAGTTGCCTCCGCACTCCGTCCTTCTGGTGGATAAAACCTATTCACTTTTGTGGGAAACAGAGCCGATTGCGCCCCCGCGTGGTCACTCCTAGCGTCCGCGCAGACTGAGCCAGCCTCACACGCCGCTACAGAGGGACACTGCCCTCTCACGGCGGTGCCCCCACACATCCAAACATGCAGAGAATACGCCAGATGCAAACCCTGCTTCTCGACCGATCAACCTGGGATCTGGTGGTCGATGCCAGCGGCAGCATGGCCGTGGCCTCCGCGCCCTATGCCGTTGCCCAGAACGTCGCCTGTGCCGTGCGCGTGTTTCTGGGGGAGTGCTGGTACAACACAGCCCTCGGCCTGCCGTATCTCACCAACATTCTGGGCCGTACCCAGTCCGCCGCCCTGTTCCGTGCCGATGTGGAGCAAACAGCCCTGAGTGTGGAGGGTGTTGCACAGGCTGTGTGCGTAATCACTGGCCTCAGCCCGGCCCGCCGCCTGTCCGGCATCATCCAGTTAACACTTACTGATGGGAGCCAGACTGTTGTCAGCCTCTAATTCCGCCACAGGTACCACATCCGTCCCGTCTCCGGTGCTGGACGCCACGGGCTTCATCATGCCGGAAGAAGCCGACATGCTCACCGGCGTTCTTGCCGATATCAACGCCGCTTTTGGCAATACGCTCAATACGGACCTCTCCACCCCGCAAGGGCAACTGGCGATGTCCCTCACCGCCATTTTGGGGGATGCGTATGACCAGTTCCTCGCCCTCGCCAACGGCGTAGACCCCGCCCGGGCCGAAGGCCGCATGCAGGACGCGATCGGCCGCATCTATTTCATGTCCCGCCTGCCTGCCACGCCCACAACCGTCACCTGTATCTGCACCGGGGCGGCGGGCACGGTCATCCCGCAAGGCGCGCTCATCAAAGATCAGTCCGGCAACAGTTACACGGCAGATAACGCTCTTACGCTGGACGCCACCGGCACCACACAGGGCACCTTTACGTGCACCAGCGCGGGGGAGGTGGTCTGTCCGGCAGGGAGTGTCACAATCAGCCAGTCCGTGGCGGGATGGAGCGCGGTCAGCAATCCCACCGCCGGGGTGACAGGTCGCGCGGTGGAAAGTCGCGCCGCGTTTGAGGCACGTCGTAAAACCTCAGTTGCAGTCAACGCTATCGGCCCGCTGGACGCTATTTCTGCCGCCGTGCAGGCCGTTTCCGGTGTGACAGATGCGTATGTCACGGATAACAGCACGCCTCAGAATGTTACCGTCAACGGCGTGACGCTTGCGCCGCACAGCCTGTATGTTTGCGTCAATGGTGGCGCGGATGCGGAGATTGCGCTGGCCATTCTGCGCAAGAAGCCACCGGGTTGCGCCTATAACGGTAACACCACCATCACCGTGGCCGACCCAGCCAGTTCCTATGCAACCCCGCCGAGCTATACAGTCAGTTTTCAAAGGCCCACGCCCACGCCAGTTTATGTCATGGTGCGTCTCGCGTCGTCTGCCGCCGTGCCGTCCACAGTCACCACGGATATTCAGACCGCCGTGCAATCCGCCTTTCTGGGGGATGACGGCGGCACCCGCGCCCGCATTGGCAGCACTCTTTATGCCAGCCGGTTTTATGCCGCAGTGGCGAGCCTCGGCTCATGGGCGCAGATTACGGAAATCACTGTTGGTACAAGCCCAAATCCCACCGGATTTACCGTACAGATGCAGGCTGACCAGATCCCGACACTGGATGCCTCCACCATCAGCGTGGAACTGGTGTAATGCAGGATGTGCAGAAAACCGTCCTCTCCCAATATGCCTGCGCTCCCAGCCTGAATGCCCTTATCAATGGCTGGAATCAGGCGTTTGACCCTGCAACGCTCATTGACCAGTGGTATGACCAGATCTGGAACATCGCCACCGCACAGGGCTACGGGCTGGATGTGTGGGGGCGGATTGTCGGTGTTCAGCGCGTCCTCACCATTTCCTCTGAAAATTTCGTTGGCTTTGCAGAGGCGACGGACCTCACCGAGCAAGGCTTCAACACGGCCCCCTGGTATAAAGGCACGGCCACCAGCAGCAATGTCAGCCTGTCGGATGAGGGCTTTCGTCAGCTTATTTACGCCAAGGCTATGGCCAACATCACGGATGGGTCCGTCCTGAGCCTGAACATCCTTCTCATGGCGTTGTTTGCCGGGCAGGGCGATGCCTGGGTGGAAGACCATGGCGATATGACCATGACCTACGTTTTCAATTTCATCCCGACAGATGTGCAGGTTTCCATCATTCAAAGCAGCGGCGTCCTGCCGCGCCCGGCCGGAGTGGCCGTCTCTTACGCTATCAGGGGGCATGCATGAAGCAGTCTGATTTCCCCACACGCCTCGCAACACCTATTGCAGACAACGCTGCGGCGAGTGATGTTGCAACTATCCCCACAACACAGGCCCGCTCGGGGGATGGCACGGCCTCGCTCGCGCTGGGTTTTCCGCCGGAAACCTTCATTGCCCGCTCCGCTGGTGGCGTACCCCCACGCGGGCAGGACATGAATGGTCTTCTTAACCTGATTTCCAAAATCCTGCGTGCGTATCAGGCCGGATGCTGGGGCACGTTTGACGCCGGATTTGCACAGGCCATTGGTGGCTATCCGGCCGGTGCTGTTGTGTCCGGCACAACACCCGGCACGTTCTGGGTTTCCACAGCAGATGATAATGTCAGCACGCCGGGGGCAGACGGGGCCGCATGGCAAAATCTGTTTACGGGCTATCTGCCGTTATCAGGCGGCACAGTCTCCTGGCTGAATGTTAATGGCCCGCTGGTGCAGGAGGGGTTCGACGGCATTACCGCGCAGGCGGCGCCCTATAACCCGCAGAATGGTCAGTATATCAATTACCCCTGCTTTAGTTCCAAAGCCGAAGGGCGAGGCAGCCAGTTTTTTGTCGGTTTGCAGGAAGAGGTCGGCACAACTTTCCGTGCTCTTCTGTCTCTGCAATTTCCAGATGGCTCCTGGCGTTATGTCCAGTGGGGCCAGAACCGCCGGATAAATGACAGCCAGTACGGAGACATCGCCTACACGTCTGACCTGAGCTCATACGTTTCCGCCGGGCTTTATAACAGTGATTTCGGCACAGCAGATGGCCGGGTGATCAATCTGGCCTATGGCCACCGCATACAGGCGTTTCAGGCAACTGTCGGGAATGGCACCACGGCTGGAACGTGGATCACATTTCCGGTCGCCTTTTCAGGAACGCCTGTCTTCTATCAGGCCAATTCCTGCGGCAATGGGGATGATGTGACGGATACAGATTACTGGTGTTACGGCGCGACCGCGACCGGCCTGTTTGTCCGGCCCCGCAACCATCAGGGGGCTGCCAATATCATCGTGATAGGGCCAAAATAATGACAGACATCAAAACAGCTTATCCAGACCGTTATTATGCAGCCTATGACACAACAGCCCCACAGCCCACCCCGGTCACGGGCTGGTATGACACCGGGACGATGAGCAGCCTTGCCGCTGTGCCACCTGCGACCAGCCTGATCCCCGTCAGCCCGGAGGACTGGGCCAACACCACAAGCTTCCGTCTGCCCGGCGGGCGGGGGGTGCTGAATGGGAAAATCATTGAGTATACAGCCCCCGTTCAGCCCGAACCGCTGACCACACAGGCCCAGACTGCGCTTGCGGCTGCCCGGCAGACCGTGTGGGGGAATTATGGCGCACTGAATGAGCCAACCCCGGAGGCATGGGTCACTTACCTCAAAGCTCTGCGCGCCCTTGCGGAGGGGCAGGACACCACCAGCACAACTCTCCCGGAGGCCCCGGCATGACGGCCCCTCTGCCATCCCCCAACTGGCGGCCCGCCCCGTCGCGCACTCTTCCGCTCACCATTCCGCCGGGTTTGCGCCTGCGCGGGCTGGTGGCGGAGGAAGTCTGTCTGGCATGGGCACCCAAAGCCAGCGGGGACAATCTGGATTTCACGCTTAATCCTAAAAACTGGCTGCACGGAACAGGGGATTATCTGTCTTCTGTTACCGCCAGTGTGCTGACTGCCACGGGTGCTGCAACAGACCTCACCGTTCTGTGGGCCACCGTGCTGCATGGCATGGCCTGTATTTTTCTGGGTGGCGGCCCGCCGGGCACGGTGCAGCAGGTTCAGGTTTCCGTCACCACACAGCAGGGGCGTAGCCTTGTGCAGCCGGTGGCCGTCGCCATTCTGGCAGACACACCGGCTGCCCCGCCTCAGCCGGCTCCGTGTCTGGCAGATGGCACTCCGGTTCCGCCTAACGCCATGGCGCTGCCGGGGGGCGCAATCCTCACCGGCCCGTCCGGAACCCCTTATCTTATCGCGTAACGGGAGAGCCCATGTCCGGGTCAAGCAGTTTCACGGCATCCACACCCAGTGGCATGCCGCTTTCGGCGTTGCCGGTGCAGCCTCAGCCCGCACCGGCCGATCTTGTTTTTGGTATTTTCAATGGGCAGGGCCAGTTTGTGCCTCAGTCCGCCATCTGGACCGGCGCTGTCTCTAAAGCAGGCGATACCCTCACGGGTTTGCTGAGTTGTGCCGTTGCGCCGACGGATGCCGCGCATCTGGTCAATAAGGCCTATGTCGATGCCCAGAGCGGGCAGGTGAGCGGCACGGTCGCCACCCTCGTCACACAGGCGCAGGATGCCGCAACACAGGCCCAAACAGCGGTCGCTCATGCATCGGATGCGGCGGTAACCGTCTTGGCGGAGCAGAAGGGCATCCCCAACGGTCTCGCCACCCTTTCTCCCAATGGCAATCTGGTGCTTGGCGGGCTGGACTGTCTGGGCGTGCAGGACGGGCATGTGCTGATGGCCATGGACCTCCCCACCACAGACCCCGGCCTGCGCGGTGTGTGGTGGAACAACGGCGGTTATCTCTGTATCTCTCAAGGCACGTCTTCATGAGCCCTTTTCTCAAAACCCGTTTTCTTCTCAGCCTGTGTTCCGGCGCAGCACTGTTGGCGGGAGCAGAGGGCGCGGCATCCGCCCGGCCCAACCATCTGCTGCCGCAATATCAGGCAGCATGGCAGGCCACGGCGTCAGCATCCGTCAGTCAGCTTTCCACCCTGTCTGCAACTGCTGCGGAGACCGCTGCCCGGTCCGGTTCCGGCGCGTCAGCAGTTGCCCAAATGCCCACACTCCTGCGCAGCGCGCTTATGGCCAAATCTCTGGCAAGCAGTGTGGCTCCTTACGTGCCCACGCGGCCACCGGGCGGGCTGGATGCCGCAACGGGGGTGCCCGCCCTGTGGCAGAACGCCACCATCGGGCAGATTGGGGTCATGGCGGATGGCAGCGTGCAGCAGTCTGACAAAGGCGCACCAAACGGTGTGGCGGCGCTGGACGCCAATGGCGCAATGACAGCCCCCGTCTCGGGAGATTTGTCGACTGCCACGGCAAAAATTGGCGCAAACGGTGCCGTCGGCAGGCCGCTGGCTGAGCGGTTTGCGGACCAGTTAAATGCAAAGGATTTCGGTCTGGCGCTGGACGGCAAAACGGATGATACCGCCGCCCTGCAGGCCGCCAAAAACGCCGCAGCCTCCGGTGCAGTCATTCAGCTCCCGGCAGGTAAACTGGCATTGAAGGCCCTGCCCACCGGCAGCATGCCCAATCTGTGGCAGGCCAACGGCACGTTGCAGGCTGATGGCGGGCCGCTGACCACTCTGGGGACCGATGTGCTGGAAAGCACGCTGGAAGGCGGCAAATATTTTGCCCGTGGCCAGACCGCAGCGGACATGGCCCCCGTGCTGCGGAAGGATCTGGACGTCACTCATTCCGGCGGGAAAGCCGGATTTGTGATGAATCTGGAAAAAGGCAACTGCACCATCCCCTCCGTAGGGGCTGCGTTGAATGATTACGTCTGGTGCCATTCCACGGTGCTGAACAGCGCGGCTTTTGGTGGCGGGCAGCACGTCGCACAGGCCAGTCTGGCGCAGCGGCCCGCTAATGCGCTGGCCGATGGCAAAGGCTCGCGCTCCCAGATCTGGGCCGGATATGATGAAACCCGTGATGACACCGGCCAGCCTTCCAATATTGCAGGCAGTTTGGTGGGGCGGGAAATTGACGTTTACGCCAATGCGGATGACCCCAATAACTGGCGTATCGGCCTCCAGCTTCAGATTGCCGGGGCGGATAGCGCCGGCACACCGGGCCGGGTGGGCAAGGGTATTGCTCTGGGCAATAATGACGGCACCAGCGCCTATGGCATCATGATTGACGCCGCAGGCCGGTTTGACACAGCGGGCATTGACCTCTCCCGCAGCACGCCGGTCAATAATGCCCCGGTTCTGAATATTGGTGCAAACCGCAATCTTGCGTTTAGTGAGACCACAAGCCGCATTTTCAGTTTGATTCCGCCGCCTATACCCTCCGATACTGGTATGACACCACGCCACTTTTCTCCGTTGGGATGAATGGGGATGTGACAACCGCTATCGCCAATCCTGCAAGCGGCATGGCGTGGACACTGGGCGGGCAGGCGCTTATCGGCCTCAATCTGACGGGCCTGACCGCGCCGGAGGCCATGCGGTTTGGCACTGGGCAGGCGCTCTCCTGGGAACCAACGGCAGTTGTGCTAACCCGTTTTGCAGACGGCAAACTGACCGATCAGGTCGCCGCAGGCGTTGCGCGCACACTGGATACACAGGGCAATGAGACCATTCCCGGCGCTGCCCATAACAGCCAGACCGTGGTCAGCCTCAGCCAGCCCACTGCCTCCGCGTTTGTTGCGCAGGGCACCGCCGCAATCGGGCTGGACACAACCGGCCTGACCGCGCCCGATGCGCTGCGCATGGCGGAAGGGCAGCATGTCTCATGGGAACAGACGGCCACTGTGCAAACCCGTTTTGCCAGCGGGCAGTTGCAGGAGACATGGGGCGGCACAGCCCTGCGCTCACTGGACCAGAGCGGGAATGAAACGCTCACCGGTAGCAGCCTGAACAGCGGCATGACCACTACTATGAACAACGGCTCAGCCAGCGCCATTACGCTGAACGGCAAAGCTGGCATCGGGGTCAATCTGTCTGGCCTGACAACGCCGCAGGCAGTCCGGTTGGGCAGCGGCCAGACTGTGGCGTGGGAGCCAACCGGCGTCATCACCACCGGCTATACCAGCACTGGCCTGCGGGATGCCAACGGCAGCACCACCCTGCGCCAGTTGGATACGGCAGGGAATGAAACTCTGAGCGGTGCGCTAACCCCTGCCGGCGGCGTCCGCCTGCCCACTTTCTCCCGCGTGGCCATCAAGGGCATGAGCAACCTGCCCATTGGCACCACGCTCTATGATGCGGATGATGACGCCCCGGCCATCTACACCTCCGCAGGCTGGAAACTGGCGGCGCTGAACGCAATACCGTGA